ATTTGCGTCGTTATACGCCAAACCAGACAACATTTGTCCAGCCGATGCGTATAATCCGTTTTCAACTCCTAACAACCAGTATCTATCGTTGTTATCCAAAATTATCATATAAAACGCGTTCTGTTTTATTAAATCAAACCAAAGATTTCTGAGGTCTTGATTGAGTTTCGGAAGTGCGATAGCAACGGTTGGTTGGAATACTACAGCCTGGTTTGTGGTATTAACTTGTAATTCCTCAGTGAATGAACTTGACTGACGAACTAACTCAAATTTATACCAGGTTCCGCTACCACTCATTGCGGTAACTTCACCATTAACACTATAGGTTACACTATTAATTGTATTTCCACTATCACCTAAAACGAAGATTGATTTAATTCCTCCCGTAGATGCGTTGCGACAATCCAACGTGTAGCCTTCTGATATATAACAACTTGCCATTTCTATGTATTTTTTTTAATTAAAGTTTATTTACAAACGCAGAATGAAGCCACATCAAATACACCGATACCATAAGTCACATGTGCTTGAATTTTTACGATATCCTCAAAGACGTCGTAGATTGATTTCACTGTCATTATTTCGGAGTTCATACCTACCATGTAGTAAGAAGCAGGTCCAGCGTAGTATGCTGAAACACCATCCAAACCTACGGTTGGAATAACACGAACATTTGTACCGGGTAACACCAATGACCACTCTTCACCTTCAGCAGCACCAGCGGAATCCATAGTAAACAAGTTCACGTATGACGAGTTTCTCATTGACGAAACGAGACCTCTATAGTTAGCATATGAAGTGTAGATAACCAAATCATCTCTGTGTAAAACATTACTCGGAATATTTTCGTAAATCTTGGTAAACACGTCAAGGCCATTAGAGGCGGTTGCGGCCGTGTACGCGATTTGAGTAGCGCCATTACCTGAAGTGATTAATGCTCCAACACCATCAAAACATGCTGAACCATAAGTTCCACCAGATGCTACAGTGTTGTTCCACAATTGCTTCTCAACTTGGTTAGCAATACGATTTGAGATATCAGTTAAGATAACCTCTTCAAAAGGAACCGATTCTTGGAAGTTAGCGTTTGATAAAGATTGAGACAAGTACGTATCATACAAATCGTATGGACATAATTGTTGATTAACCTTCTTATTACAAAGGTCAATAGTTACAAGGTTTTGAACTGTATTACCAGTTGGGTCAAAACCACATGAAAGGTCTTGTAAAATAACATCGTTTGTTACGAAACCTACCTTTTCAGTAGTGCCCTTTAAATTGGGCCTAATTGTACTGTACTTAGGAAGGGTAAGACCAAGGATTGACTTAATCAACATATCCGAGCCATAACTATTATAGGTCGGTAATGCGCTTAAATCATAATTGAACGAAAATTTCTTTTTATTTTCCATTTTAGTATTTAATTTAATTTTTAGTTTTTTTTTATTTTATTTTTTATCTTTTCATTGCTCTAATTACACTTAATTTGTAATCGTTAGCATTTTCTTTGAAGTTCTTTTTAACCTCAGTTACAGAAAATCTCTGTGGTTGTTTCTTAAAGGTATCAAAATCTTCTTTTAATGAGTTATATGAACTTTCATATGTCTCCTTCATTTTTTTCATTTCTTCAGTTAGAGTTTTTACCTCTTCCACAATAGGTGTTAAAGCCTCAACTACGGCTTGAACGACTTCTTCAGTCATTACCCCCGCAACTTCAGTAGGAACCTCAACCTCCACCTCTTCACTCATACTCTCATCTTTAACTTCACTTTCTGGTGAGCCAGTTTCGTCAGCAGGTGCTTCAGTAGTTTTCTCCTCCATGGCGATAATAATACTTTCAGCATCAACTGTGATAACCAAACCTTCTCTAGTTGTGTGAGTTCCAGCGGGAGCGGGTGTCAAAGTGCTTTCACCAACAATATATAGTTCTTGTCCAATCTTGAACTCCTCGTCTAAATTGTTAGTTATCTCTGTTCCGTCTTCTAACTTTGTGGTTGCGAATTGTTCGGGTTTACCAAATTTAAGATTCAGTAACTCACTAATTCTTTCAACAGCATCTTTAGCAGTCATAATTAATAATTGTTTTAGTTTATTTGATTTAATATGTTTATTATTTCTTGTAATAAATAGTCATGGGTTTTAATTTGTTGAAAATTCATTAAAAATGCTCCTTCAGCACTTAAACCCTTAACTTTTCCGGTTTTAATAAAATCATTCCAAATTACATCACCCTCTGGTGTATCTAATATTTTATAACCAACCATCCAAGTTCCTTGCGGTATTTCATTGGGTTTATACCCTATAGTAAATGCTTTGTCACTTTTACCATTAACCAACCAACTTTCAACCATAACCATATCATTAAATGTATGTCCATTGTCATGTTCTAAGTTAGTTTGACGCAATCTTTGTTCAATCATAAACTTGCGTTGGATTTTTTCAATTGCTTTTGGTGTGAATCTTACAAAGTATTTCTCATTATTATCTATCCTTGGTATTAAAATATTTGGAACCATTAATGGTGAATATAACATTCTTTGTTCATCATCAGTTCTAAATTCAAATAATTTATGTCTATCAATCTCATCTTTTGATAATTCGCAATTTTCAGTACAAACACTTGATAAGTTTGCTTCATATCTTGGAGTTCCTGGGTAATATCCTTTACCAATCATTTCTTGTGGGGCGACCCCTGGTGTTCCAGGAACCATTCCATCATTTCTTATTTGGTCTCTAACCGCACTCCATTCCTCCCACGCATGGACACATTGAGGTCCACCCTTAAAAAGCCATTTGGAATATGGTTGTTTATTATGACCAAATTCATTGTTAAATTGTTCCAACCCATAAATTTGTCCTCTACGGAAAAACTTGCCTTCTAATTGGTCACAGAAATCTCTACTATCACTACTTAAAGGTTGAACCACTTTTTTATATAAATAATATTTGGTTGGGTTTTTATGGTTAAAACGAGCAATTTCTTCTCTTGTATAACCAACCAATAATTCATTTGTTACTCTACCAAAATCAAAGTCCTTGGATTTAAATAATTCATCAAAACATTGTTTCATTTCCAAATCCTCCTCACTCCAATCACTCAAGTCATCGTGACTATCACATGGCATGTAAATTGTTTTTCCATTTTCATCCGTGTGTTCATGGTATCCATCACATTCATAATGTTCTTTACCATATTGGATGGCTTCTTCGGGTGTATCAAAAGTTGGGAAATTAAAACCTTCCTCAATCGGAACGCAATTTGGTACTTCCTTTCCATCAACTATTTTCATACCAATCATTTCATAACCTTCCCAACAAGGGTCACCCTCTTCTTTGTATTCTTGGTTACATCCACAATCAAATGCTTCCTCGGCTTGAGAATAACAGATTGCTGCGGCTTGGTCGGGTTCATATCCTTTTTCCTTAATATGATATTCTATACACCTTGAAATATAGTCCTCTTTTCTTTCATAAGGGACTTTCTCAATAAAAGCAATAGGTTCTACCAACATATTGTCTTTAGTGTCACCAGTGGGGTAATAATCATATTCTGGTAAAGCCTCAACATTGATATCAAATTCCTTTTCTTGTTGAAGTATTCTTTTGCTCCATATCAATGCTTCCTTACCACCCCAACAATCGTACATCAAAAGTCCACAACCATCTTCATAACTTTTGGAACTAATCAAATCTATCTTATGTCTGGATAAATAAGAATACATGCGCTTAACGGTATCCAATGAAATGGGTTTTTTATCACAGAGTTGAGAACTCCTTGTCCACCCCACATTAGTACCACACGTTCTATTTGGATTTTCTTGTTTATACTTTCTCGCTTTACATGCGTTCGCACTAATCTCATTTGTTACTCTAAAAGTTTTCTCTTGAAATTCTTGATTAGTAAAATAAATAAATTCCGTTTCTATCGCTGGCATTTCAACTAAAGCAACAGCATCAACTTTTGTATCTGCCGATAAACTCTCATCAATATCCAAATCAATTATTTTATACATAATAATAAATACTTTTTAATTAAAAACTCGCCAGTTGTTCTAACTTACGATTTATGGTTTGTGCCTTGGTAATATCTTGCTCAATTACATAGGCTCTTATTGGTTCTTGTTTTTGTTTAGCCAAAACCTCAATTAATCTACTATCCATCGCATTACCTACCAATATTGGTCTTCCACCTTCCGCTTGGTTAATTGAAGATAGTAATGAACTATATTTTATTGTAGATTGTCTGTTAACAACCGCTTCATTTCCTTCAATATAAGAACCGCCACCAGCATAGATTCCACCATTTTCGTGACTAGGTCCAATTGCGATTCCTCCGCCAGCCAGTCTACCACCTCGTCTTAAACTATTAACAAATTGTATTTGCTGACCAACAAGAACGGCTTGAGCCGCAGAAATTGTACCATTAATACCCGCAAGAATATAACTTGCTGGTGGTGGTAATTTTAATGCTTCCACTACCGCTTGTGCTCCACTGGCTAAAGTTTCAGCCAGAGTTATTTTTAGAGATGTTAATCTTGCTTTCTTCTCAATCTCTTTCTTTTCTTGTTGGTAACCTTTTTCTAACTCAAGTCGTTTATCATTTGCTTGTTTCGTATCACCAACAATACCGTTTAACGCGTTATTATAATTTGTTTCCAATTTCTCAAGTTGGAATGAAAAAGAATCACCAAGAAGAGTTCCCAACTGACCTACAACTTGTTGGAATTGCTGAATCCTCTTAGTTATCTTATTTAATTTCTCAATATATTCATCACTATAACCTTCAGCATTTTTAAGTGATTCCTTTTGTACTTTTTCAATTTGACCAAGTATTCTATTTATTAAATCTTCTATTGATTGAGCACTACCTTCACCAAATTCTTTAACTATTATATCTCTAGTTTCAATTAACATGGCTAACAAATCTCTTAATTGTTTTTCTGTTAACCCCTCAATTTTATCTAAGTTAAGTGCTAAAGCATTAAACACTCTAACTAACCCTTCAGTTCCAAATTTGGTGGTATATTTGTCAATGTTATCAACAACATCTTGAACAAATACTTTTAATAAGTCAGCATTTCCTCTTACTTTAGCCCCTATTTTATCAGTGAATGTTGAAATTTCTTCATCTGTTAATCTAATAGTTGTTGATAGTTCAGTGTTAATATTTGTAATCTCACTTGTAATATCTTGTAACTCAATCTTTAAATCCTCAAATGATTGTATTGAATTATTCTGTACTAAACCAAATTCAACTAAATTACTTATTATATCATTAATACCTTCGTTATACGCATTTAATCCTATTCGTCCATCATCAAAAGCGGTTTTAAAATCTTTAGCCTCTTTTTCTGGAAACTTAAATATATCAAGTACTAATTGTCTAAGTGCGATATCTCTTTGCCCTGGTAAAATATCTTCATTTTCTAATATCTCAGACGTACCTTGTATCAACTTAAGTAAGTTGGATTGAATGTCCTTTTGGTCTGAAATGGTGAATACGTAATCGGCAATCTTAAATTGTTTGGAGTATTTATCTGCGGTTTGTGCGTAACGAGTAAAATATTCACTTAATGACTTTTGTTGTTGTTTGTTTAATAAATCAAATTTATCTTTAATTGATTGTGGTAGGTCACTTTGGTCAATAATGTCTTTAAGTTTTTCATATGAGAAACTTATGGCTTTACCATTATCATCAACAATTTTTAAGGTTCCATCTAATATGGCTTTAGATATTGTATCATATCCACTTAAAAATGCGCTTTGTATCAA